GGGCTGGAAGAGGTCAGTGTTCCCAACATTCTAGAGGATGCTCTAGCTATGAAGGAATACAACGTAAAGGACAAACTCTCAGCAGCATTTGCTAGTGGATCAACAGAGCAGATTGAGCAGTTACTGGAGCAATACAGGACTATTCGTAAGGCAGATGGAGAGCTCAACAATAAGGTAGAGGTCTATAACAACGTAGATATCGAAGACCTACTCAGAGTTACTGATTCTGCCAATAGAATCAAGCTCTTACCTAAGAAGCTGAATGAAGCCCTCCGCGGGGGGGTTTTGCGTAAGCACCACATAGTGATATTTGCCCCAACAGAAATGGGTAAGTCCTTGTTAACCCTGAATATGGTCCATGGATTCTTACGGCAGGACTTGAAGGTTGTATACTGTGGTAATGAAGATCCAGCAGAGGATATGCTCATACGATTAGCTGCCAGGGTGGGGGATGTGAGTATCCACGATATGAATAAGTACCCAGAGAAGGTTAAGAACTTCCTCAAGAGCAGGAACTGGGATAACTTCTACTTCGTGGAGCTCGCACCAGGAACCCCTCAAGAGATAGAGGCTTGTGTAGATGAGTATAAGCCTGACGTACTGATCGTAGACCAGATCAGGAATCTGGAAATGGGAGAGAAGAACTTTGTTCGTACTCTAGAAGCTGCAGCGCAATTCATGAGGCGTATGGGCAAGCAGTACAATATGGTAACTATCTCATTAACTCAGGCAGCAGACTCAGCGACAGGTAAGAACTTCTTAGCTAGGGGAGATATAGACAACAGTAATGTGGGTATACCGGGCACGGCTGATCTAATGATTGGGCTAGGAGCCGATAATGACACAGAAGCTGCTGGGTTTAGATGGTTATCTCTAGTTAAGAACAAGGTAAGTGGTAACAAAGAGCCAATACAAGTCAAAGTAAATATACTAAGAACAAAGGTGGAGTAGGTATAATGGCTATAGCAATGATAATTGGATTAGTTTATTTCGTATTTGACGACATACTATTTGGGGATGGGGACGATGAGCGGTAATGTGTTCTTTATTGGGGATATGCACCTAGGGCATGAAGGGATTATGAAGTTTGGGCAACGCCATTTTGATACTATAGAGGATCATGACGAAACTCTTATACAGGCATGGAATACTGTTGTTCGTAAAAAGGATGATTTGGTGTGGGTTCTAGGTGATGTTGCAATGAAGCCACAAGCCCTACAGCTCCTGCACAGGGCTGCTGGTAGAAAGATACTAATCATGGGGAACCATGATACTATGGATACTAAGGTATATCTTAAGTACTTTGAGAGGGTTAAGGCTTTTGAGAAGAGGTACGGGTTTATTATGACACATATCCCAATCCATCCAAACGAGCTGGGGTATAGGGGGTGGAACTACAATGTTCATGGGCATATCCATCATAAGGAAAAGCAACCACCAGAATATAACTATATCAATGTTAATGTTGATTACGTTGGCTACTACCAGCCAACCCCATTAGAAACAATCAGGCAGGAGATCGCCCATCGTGAAATTGAAAGCCAAATCAGCTAGGGGTAAACAGTTAATCAAGCAATGGGGGCCTGAATGGGAGATTATTAAGAAAGGGCCTACGAGTTTCGGTAAGGGTATTATGTGGTACATCACACCGAATACGCTCAATCTAACAGATGATGCGCACCCAGGCAGCAGATGGATGCACCCCTACGACGATAAGCATTTGGAGATAGATGACCCCTGTATGGATATTATAAAGAATCAACCAGGATTAGGCCGATGAGTAAACCTTGTAAGTATTACTGGAAGAACAACAAAGGGAAAGTATGTAGTTCTTGGGGAATAGAACTAACAGAAGAAGAAAAGAATAAACTGGCTAAAACTAACAATAAACTACTTAAGGAGTATCGAATTGAGCGAGCCGTCGAAGAAGCATCACTCACTGAACAACCCAAAAAGGTATCCTGATGAGGACTTTGAAAAATACAAGGCACGCAGGACTGCTTGGAACAAGCTCGTTAAGCTCTATCTAAGGGGGCGTCCAGTATATTCCCATCCAATGCCGCAACAGGTTGAGCATGAAGGGAATAAAGTATGGGTGCAGCCACCACGTGTACCTTATGTAAAGGAGGGGAGTACTAATGAGTAAATGGTATAAGCCTAGGATGCACTTTAGGATGGTTGGAGAGCATATCCGTGATGCATGGACGGTGGAGTTCGATGCCAATGATGAAATTCCTATGGTTGCTGAGTTCCACTTTAACACAAGAAAAGATGCAGAAGATTTCTATGAACTAAACCGAGAGGAAACATACTATGTCCCAGGAACTGATAACCCAGACTCTGAAGTACATTGAGAAGTTGAAAGCATCACCACCAGTAATTAAAAGAGAGGAAGTAATATATGCACTTAGAAAAATACTTAAAGAAACTTCCTCAGTTCCTATCTACCCCGAATCCTGAGATATATTTAGGAGATAACTATGTTGTCCTGGACTTTGAAACAACTAACATCAGTAAAGGAACGCCCGCTAACCCTGACAATTCGATTGTCCTCGCAGTCTGGAGTCTCGGAAGGGAGCATAACCGTTACGAAAGAGGGGGGGATAACTGTTATGTCAAATGGGGCGGCGAGTACGAGCTTTCAGAATTGGTTGATGCAATTGAGGAAGCAGATTTTATCGTCGCTCACAATACCAAGTTCGAGCTCGGATGGTTAAAAAGGTGTGGGCTAGATATAGATAACGTCCTCCCATTCTGCACACAGATAGGGGAGTACTGTATATCAGGGAACAGGAACTGGACGCTATCCCTAGAAGCCTGTCTACAGCGTAGAGGGCTTGGGGGTAAAGAGACTGTTGTTAGTAAACTGATTAAGGCTGGGGTCTGTCCTTCTATTATTCCTATGGGGTGGTTGGAACGTTATTGTGTAACTGACACAATGAAGACTGAGAAGTTGTTCCTATCACAACGTAAATTGGCAAAGAAGAATGGGCTATTACCAGTTATGTTTACTCGCAACATCTTTACTCCCCCCCTTATAGGGATAGAGAGGAAGGGACTCCACTTAGATGATGAGAGAGTTGTAGCTGTCAACAAGCACTACCGTAGTAGGCAACAGGAACTGCTAGTAGAGTTCGACCAGCTAACTGATGGGGCTAATGTGAAGTCCGGCCCTCAAATGAGGAAGGTGTTGTATGAAGACTTTAAATTTGAGCCGCCGCAGGATTATAGAGGGGAAGTTATACGTACTCCCAAAGGAGAGTATAGTACCTCATCGAAGACAATGGCTAAGCTTAAAGCTACGACTAAACAGCAAAAAGATTTTGTGCGGATTAAAGGAGAACTTACCAAGCTAACAGATGCTATAACCAAAACGTTAGAGAAGGCTCTGCAGTGTGTAACTAACAGGCTTGACTCCCTTCTCTTTGTTCAGTTCAACCAGACGATAACGGACACCCATCGACTATCTTCTACAGGACTTGAATATAAAATACAAGGACAGAATATAGCCAGAGAGTTCAAACCGTTGTTTAGTCCTAGACATGAGGGTTGGTCCATTGGAGAAATCGACGAAGGTCAGCTTGAGTACAGAATTGCTGTCCACCTTGGACGGGATGATACGGGCCTACACGACATTCTTGGAGGAGTTGACGCCCATGCATTCACGGCTTCAATCATATTCCAGAATGAGTGGAAGTCAGTTAAAGATGATCCTACATCACCAAAGCGAAAGAAAATACGAACGAACTCTAAAGAACATACTTTCAAGCCTCTGTACGGAGGACAGTCTGGTACTCCGCGAGAGCGAAAATACTATAAAGCTTTTAGAATTAAGCATAAGGGAATTACAGCGACTCAGGAGCGATGGAAAGCAGAGGTACTAAGAGGTGGGTATCTCAAAACTATTACCGGCCTCAGATTTTATTGGCCGGACACTCGTGTTACTCAGTCTGGGTATATTGTTAATTCTACTAGTATATGTAATTATCCTGTGCAGTCTTTTGCTACGGCTGATATAGTTCCGATAGCTGTAACATACCAGTATCATCTAATGAAGATTGCACAGATGGAGAGTTTCCTAGTAAACACTGTCCACGACTCATCAATAGGGGAGGTACATCCAGAAGAGAGAGAACTTTTTGAAGAAATAGGTGTCTATTGTATGGTAGATAAAGCAACAGAATATTGTAAGCAGGTGTACAACGTAGAGTTGTATGTTCCATTGGAAGCAGAAGTAGAATTCAAATCCCATTGGAGCGATAGTGACGAATGGAGAGAGAAATATGACTGTTAAGACAGGCGTAGTAGAATTCTTTAACCCTAACGGGAAGAAGACAGCACGAGGTGGTACACTATATTCCTTTAAGATGGATGATGAGCAATGGTATAGTTGTGGATTTGATAGTCCTCCAGAGACTATGGAAGCAGGAGATACAGTTAAGTTTGATTATGTAGCAAATGCAAAGGGCTACGAACAGGTAGACCTAGCTTCTCTCAAGATCAAGAAGAACAAATCAGCAACTAAAAAGAGTCCTGCAGCTAAGGCAGCAGGTGGTAAGGAAAACTATGATGCTAGGGCTAAGTATTGGGAAGATAAAGAGGGGAGGGATATTAATCTGCAACAGCGTATTGGTTATGCTGGTGCTCTTAATTCTGCCCTGTCTCTGTCTGGCAGTCTGTTGGCTGCTGGTGTATTTCCTGTATCTGCTGCTCTGCTAAAGAAGAAGGAGGGGTTGGATGCAACACAAGAAGTCATTTACAAACTGGCTGACGAGTTCTATGTGCGGATTAATACTCGTCCTTTCGAGTTGGATGCAGATGGTGCTGGACTCACTGAAGAAGAAGTGAATGGTGCTTCCGAGTTGGAAGCTACTGAGAAAGAAGAAGAGAAAGATGATGACGAAGGGTGGGATGACTAAAGGCTTCGGTCTGGCACCTATCGCAAGAGAGGGCAAGCCCTGCCATCCATCAGGATGGTCGGGGCCTGGAGCTACTCAGGAATGGTATGATAGGCAATTAATAGCATATATTGACTCCCTCATAGAAGACGGTATCAGCCCCGAGGAAGAGTTTGAATACGAGCATTACCTAGAACTTAAGAAGAGGATTAAATGACTAATATGATTAAGGAAACAAGTAACTATAAGTTGGTAACAGGTAAATCTACCCATCACTCAGATTCTCCAGATCTATTGCTATATCAAGTAATTAACAAGGAGTATGGTGTTGTGGAGATGGAGACTTCTGTTCTTGCTCGGGCCTTCTCCGCCCTTGCAGGACTGCAGGGGGAATTAGATAGTGCTATGAGTGTGTCTGAGCAACCAGATGAGGAAGCATATCTAGAAGCAACGGATAGTTCTCCGCCTGACTTTTTGCAGTAATGGTTAATGGCGACTGCTGGTTACTGAGTAAGGTGGAGTAAGGGCCGCGCCCTGAACCGGAAAGGTGGACCAGCAGAAGCCTCCTATTTTAGGAGAAGTATATGAGTAACATAGTACAGATAGAGCATAAGGAACTCAAAGAGCTAGTACAATATATTCCTTTAACTGGAGATTTTTATTGGAAGAAGAGTAAAGGAAGTCGTAAAAAGAATACTAAAGCTGGTTGTTTACACCATGATGGTTACATAAAAATAAGAATAGATGGAAAACTGTACAGAGCACATAGGCTAGCCTGGTATTATATACATGCGGAATGGCCCACGGAAATAGATCACATAAATAGAGTTAGGAATGATAACAGATATACGAATCTTAGGCAGGTATCAAGAAAAGAAAATACACGTAATTCTTCTATTAGGGTAGATAATACTACTGGAACTACAGGAGTTTACTGGAGCAAACAAAAAAATAAATGGATAGCTAAATTAAATGTAGACGGGACAGATAAGTACCTAGGATCTTTCTGGAGCAAAGCTGCTGCTACGGCAGCAAGAAAAGAGGCAGAGGCAAGATTATGGGCTTAATTTGCCAGATAGATGGTGACTACCTTCTCCATGCATACGCTTTTGTAGCGCAGCATACTTGGTATACTGTCGTTGCTAACGAAACTAATAAGTTTATAGCGCGGTGTGAGAGCTGGGAAGAGGTTAAGGATAATGGGTACAACACAGCTAACCAAGTTCATATAGATAAAGATGTTGAGATTAAAGATTTCTCTGTAGCAAGGAAAGCACTTGATGGTGTGATGGGGGCTATTCTCGAAGAATGTGGTACTGCTAAGTACAATCTATTCTTAACAGGAGAAGGTAACTTCCGCGAGGAAGTGGGAACTATGAGGCCGTATAAGTGGAACCGCAAAGAAGATCTGTGTGGGATCTACGGGCGTCAATACAATCCAAAGCCTCACTACTATCAACAATTAAAACGGTATATGATCGAGGAGTGGGAAGCTACTACAGTCCACGGGATGGAAGCAGATGATGTTATGGTTATATCCCATCTGGAAGACATTGAACATTCTATCATTGCTACTGTGGATAAGGACTTGAAACAGGTACATGGTCGCCACTTCGATATTGGGGATAAGTGGAAAAAGTTTACGATAAGTAAGAAGGATGCCAAGTTTTTCCTTTACACACAGATACTTACTGGGGATAGTGTGGATGGTATCCCAGGTATCTTTAGGGTTGGGGAGGGTACGGCAAATAAAATCCTGAAAGGTGCTACTTGTGAGAAGGAGCTATTCTACAGGTGTGCGGAGGAATGGATCAAGTATGCTAAGAAGCTGGGTGGTACTGAGGAAGATGGGAAAGATATGATGATGGAAACCATCAAGCTAGTGTACATGCTGCGGGATAAGGATATAGAAGCCGAGCATGAACAGTGGGAGCATAAGATGAGGAAGTACGAGAGGACAAAGAGAAATGAAGTATAGAGAGATAAAAGTAAATAGGGCACAGTGTAAGAAGTGTGGGGATATTATAACCTCATACAACCGTCATGATTTCTGTTTCTGTCAGTGTAGGACTATTGCTGTAGATGGTGGTAATGACTACCTACGTAGGATAGGGACCGAGGATGATATTGTAGAACTTAGTGAGTTTGAAGATGTAGAAGAGTATGGGGAGAATGATGACTCCGTGGCAGATTGAACAACTAGAAAATATACGTAGATCGGCAGAGGCTGGCTTACGGCAGTGTCAGAGCTACAGGTACTCTGTAAGATCATGGAGTCGCGCCCTAGATACATTTCAGCACATCCTAGATATTTACGAAACAATAAAATATATACCAGAACCAAAGGAGAATTACGATTGCCACACAAAAGAAAGCTAATAGTAAAACTACCAATCCCATTGCCAACTTGGAATCGGCTCTTAGCGATGGGGCCTTGGCAGAGGAAGAAATTACGCCATTTGATACACCTGTTAGTATCCATATTCATTCCGTCAGGAAACGAGAAGTTGACAGTGACGGAGTATCGGCGAAGAGTGCAATTGACGGACTCGTGTATGCCGGATTACTACAAGATGATTCGCCCAAGTTCGTCAAAGAAGTATCATACAGCCAAGAGAAAGGTAGCGTCGAAGAAACGTACCTGATTATAGAGGAAGTAGAATGAATCTTAAACACTTTCAGAAACAAGTAGCAGCCCTAACAGAAACAAATAGGGCAGAACATGTAGAAGGAGGGATACCTAGGTATGAAGAAACCTTCAATAACTTAGGAGATATTCTTTTGTTTCTAACTAAGAGCGCTGAGAGTCTTGGTATGAGTATGGAGGACATAGCAGAGACAGTCCTGATAAAGCTTAAAGGGGTGAAGTAGTGGATAATGAAGAGATACTCACAACCCGTGTGTGTTACCGTTGTGGTGCTGTTAATGGAGATTATACTTTTAACGACCTTTCTGCAATCCATCATTGTGGTGAGTGTGGGGAGGAAGGGGTTGTAACAGTACAACAGACTATGGATATTCTTAATCAATTGGTACTTGATGGTACTATTGTGATGGAAGAGATAAGTGAAATAGGATACGATATTTATGATGGAGATTAAAGATATTCACTGGCTAGCTGGCCTACTAGAGGGAGAAGGGTGCTTTGGCCTTAGTAGTGGTTGTATTAGGATCTCAGTTCACATGACAGATGAAGATATTATCAATCGTGCTGCAGAAATACTAGGAGCTAGGGTTCGTAAGGAAAAGTTGCAGCCAAATAGAAAGCAATGCTGGGCAACAGCAATATATAGTAGCGAAGCTGCTGGCTGGATGATGACATTATATTCCTTAATGGGAAAACGTCGCAAAGAAACCATAGAAAACGCATTAGTTCATTGGAAGCAACAGCGACGTAAAAATAAACAAGGGCACGGCAGGAGAAATCCTAGATGTGCCTCGGAGGTTTCATGCGTATCCTAGACTTAGACATAGAGACAGCACCAAACACAGTGCATTGCTGGGGATTATTTAACCAGAATATACCACTAACTAGGCTATTGGGTAGTGGATATACTATGTGCTGGTCTGCTAAATGGCACGGCACTAAGAAAGTTATATTCGACTCCCTTTACCATTCACCAGAAAAACAGATGTTGAAGGGTATCCACGAACTTCTAGATGAGGCGGATGTTGTAGTGCATTATAACGGAACTAAGTTTGATATTCCTACTTTGAATAAGGAGTTTGTGAGTAATGGTATGCTGCCGCCTTCTCCATATAAACAGGTAGATTTATACAGAGTTGTGAGGAAAAACTTTAAATTTCCAAGTAATAAACTAGAGTACGTTCTTGAGGCTCTAAAGGTAGGAAGTAAGATTAAGGGACTTACTTACGATGTATGGCTGGGATGTATGGAGGGAGATCAAAAATCTTGGAAGCTAATGGAACGATATAACAAAAGAGATGTTACTGTACTGGAGAAATTATATGATAGATTACGTCCTTGGATACAATCTCATCCCAATTACGGTCTCTATTCTAGCCTTGATCGGCCTGTATGTACTAATTGCGGGTCACATAACCTCCACTCCAGAGGCTATAGTAGAACGAAGACTCAGATGTATCGCAGGTTCCGCTGCTCTAATTGTGGTACTTGGAGCCGTAGTCGGTTCACTGAAGTAGATCAAGAACTGAGGAACCGAATACTAGTACAGGAGGTCTAAATGCAATTGCATAACGTATATGGCTTTCCTAAATATAAGATGAGGAAGTTCTTAAATATTATAGATAACTATTTTATTGTTAGAGAACAACAAGGGCCTATAGCGGCTAATGATTATATTGGGAGGAGTACTCCCAAACAACTTCGTAAGCAAGTTGTACAGATGATAAACGCGAGGCTAAAAATACATGGATGACTATCAACGCTACATCCACACATCCAGGTACGCTAGGTGGTTAGAGAAGGAGAAACGACGGGAGACTTGGGAAGAAACTGTAAAACGCTATATTGATTTTTTTCAAGACAAGTTTGGTGAGGGCACTGTTGATGTTTTTCCAGAACTTGAACAAGCTATACTTAACTTACAGGTCTGCCCATCGATGAGATGTTTGATGACAGCGGGGAAGGCACTTGAACGGGATAATGTTGCAGGATATAATTGTTCTTATAGGGCTGTGGATGATATTCGTGCTTTTGACGAGATTATGTATATCTTGCTCTGCGGTACTGGGGTTGGTTTTAGCATTGAGCGCCAGTATATTAATTCACTACCTGCTGTAGCGGAGGAGTTCTATGAATCAGACACTACAATCGTTGTTGCTGACAGCAAAATCGGATGGGCATCTTCATATCGTGAGCTTATCTCCCTCCTGTATGGAGGTAAGATACCCAAATGGGATATGTCTAAGATTCGACCCGCAGGAAGCAGGCTCAAGACTTTTGGAGGACGTGCTTCTGGCCCGGAACCACTCATCGAACTATTTGAATTTACCGTTAACATCTTTAAAGAAGCTAGCGGTAGGCAACTTAGGAGTTTAGAATGTCATGATCTTGTTTGTAAAATTGCTGATATTGTGGTTGTTGGTGGGGTGCGGCGTAGTGCCCTTATTAGTCTTAGCAACCTTACTGATGAGCGGCTCCGATCCGCTAAATCTGGTGCTTGGTGGACTGATAACCCTCAACGTGCTTTGGCAAATAATAGCGTGTGCTATACTGAGTGCCCAGACATTGGAATTTTCTTAAAAGAATGGATAAGCTTATATGAGTCAAAGTCAGGAGAAAGGGGAATCTTCAATAGAGAAGCTTCTAGACGAGTTGCGGAGCGAAACGGACGTAGAGATCCAGATCACGATTTTGGAACAAATCCTTGCTCAGAAATCATCCTTCGCTCAAAACAATTTTGTAACCTTACGGAAGTTGTCGTACGACCTGAAGATACCTTGGATGGTCTTAAGGAAAAAGTTAGGCTTGCGACGATACTTGGAACTCTCCAATCTAGTCTTACAGGGTTTAGATATCTAAGCAGTAAGTGGAAGAAGAATACTGAAGAGGAATGCTTGTTAGGGGTATCCCTTACAGGGATAATGGATCATATTGTCTTGTCTGGTAGGCTTCCACCACATATGACTCTTCAGTGCGATCTAGAGGGTAGAGAATATGGTTTCAAGTTCGCTGAAAAAAGATTTCAAAGGCTCGACCATGTATTAACAGAACTGAAGGAGGTGGCAATTGAAACGAATATGGAATGGGCTGAGCGACTTGGGATATCTCCTTCGGGAGCTATTACTTGTGTCAAGCCTAGTGGTACTGTTAGTCAGCTTGTCAACAGTAGCAGTGGTATTCACCCTAGATATTCTCCATACTACATTCGGACTGTAAGGACAGACAAGAAAGATCCTCTCTACGATTTCTTAAAGGATTGTGGAGTACCAGTGGAGGATGCTATAGGGAAGGAAGGGAGTACTGCGATATTCTCATTCCCAATGAAAGCTCCAGAAGGGAGTATCTTTAGGGATGGGATGGGGGCTATTGAGCAACTGGAGTTATGGAAAACATATGCAACGTATTGGTGTGAGCATAAGCCTTCTATTACTGTGTACGTTAGGGAGCATGAATGGTTGGAGGTAGGTGCTTGGGTATACAGGAATTTTGATATCTGCTCTGGGATTAGTTTCCTTCCTCATACTGACCATATATACAAGCAGGCTCCTTACCAGGAGATTACAGAAGAAGAGTACAATGAGGTAGTTAAGGATTTTCCAGAGATTCCCTGGGAAGATTTTGATACGTATGAGTCAGAGGATAATACTACCTCAACTCAGGAGTTAGCGTGTACCGCAGGTGGGTGCGATATTATTTAAGTTTTGAGGTGGTTAGCTTAACCATCTTCTTTATACAACCTCTAGGGTAGTGGCAGGCACTGCCCTTTGGTTGTCTATCGGTAAGCACAATCCA